ACCATGTACAAAACGGTACTCCTTTACATACGTTACAACATCTTGGTGGGTGGTCCGACTTCAATATAGTAAATAGGTATGCACACCTATCAAAAGATTATTTGAGCGATGCTTGTGAGGCAAGTAATACTCTGATATCTTAGTTACTTAAACCTTCAGCAGGGCTGGTAATGTTTTTCATACCTCCCTCATTAGTATGTTTGCTAGTCCTGCTCTTTTTTCTTCTTTTTCTTTTCTATTTTCTCAAAACCTCTGACAAAGATATTATTGTATTTAAGATGTATGTCATGCCTCTGCATGTCTATCTCGTCTGACAGTCTTACGTATTTAACATAATCTTTTTCTCTAAGGTTGAGAATAGTTTTTTCCCTCGACCCCAGCTTTCTTAATTCTGAGTCCGCTTTTTTTGCAGCATCATTAAGAGATAGATATTCCTTATCAAAACCAGTTCTTTCAATATAGTCTTGCAACGCTGCTTTATCATTATCTTTTTTGTAATTAAGATACTCTCCAGCCTTTTGCACTATCATCTCTTTGTTGTCATAGAAATTAGATGCATCAACATAATCCATTGGCTCTGCTGTTAACACTCTTATAAATGGTGTTTCGTTTAATTCTATTTTTTGATCTGTTCCCAAAACTAAATTGTCATAAACCTTATTACTTATTGAAGCAGTTCTTTCAGCCATTGTGTACATACCACCAAGATATGACTGCAAGTAGAACTTCATTTTATCTGGGCTCCAATCTATTATTCCCTTATCAAACTTTCCTCCACCAGTTTTTTCGTTAATTAGCATTGTAAATTCTCTGTAGAACTCATTGGTGTTTTTTAATTTTCTAGAAGACTTTGGAATCTCTGCTGTTCCTGGAAATTGTTCTTTATAAACTGGGGCACCGGTCCATTTTTCATTAACCCTAGATTCATAGATTGGCTTGGCTATTGATGGAACAATCGTTTTAACTATATCAATACCTTGATCTTGTGAATATCCTATTCCTACTGGGGAGAATGCACCAGATATTATTCCAGCCATATCTTTACTCATTTCTATAGGAGTTCGTTTTTGATAACCAAGAACAGGCTTACTTGAAACCTCTACACCCATTCTTCCAAGGTTATAAAATATGTTATAGCCATAGGGTAATGGTATTGCTACAGCAAAAGGTTTTCCATCTACAGTATATCTTCTACTATATTTATTAAATTTTATTTCTCCATCTCTGTATTTAACTCCAGGAATTGGAACAACCATAAACCTTTCTTTTTCATGATCTGGTATTTTATCTATAAGAAGTTTTCCATCTTCATCTTCATCTGAGATAAGCATAGAATACATTTGTACTAACGCACCAAGACCGGTTAAGCCTCCTATTATATTTCTTGAAGACTTAGACATTCCAGACCAAACCATCTTCCCATCCTGGAATCCAATAGGATTCATTCCCCTGAACATATTTACAGATCCCTGAACGGATGCATTTGCAAATATATAAAAGGAGTTAACCAATGGTCCAAGTTTCCCTGATCTGTTAAAGTTTATTGTAAGGTTTTTGGCAAGAACTGCTGCATCATCAAAGTCCTGTTTAGATGCCTTATTAGCACCTCCGGCTGCATTTATATATTCTTTAAATACTGCAAATCTTGCAGTGTTTTCTACAGCATTGTTAATGTTTTCGACAAACTGAAATGTGGAGTTATATAGCTTTTTGGCACTAATTCTTTTTTTCCCGGAGTGAGCAAGCGACATCTCTTCCATTGCTTTTTCTATTTGATCTATATCTTTAGCGTTTACATACCCAGTTTGACCACCAAATTTTCTAAAAGAATCAAATAACTTATATGTTTCTGGATCTTTATTTTTAAGAGTTCCGGTGACATAGCCATCTTTAAGCTGTCTCATTGTTTTGGCAATATTATTTGGTTTAAATGCCTTTGTTAAACTTAAACCCTGGGCTCTTCCATCTTTTATTTCTTGTTCTTTAATTAAATTAAAATAACCTGTTTGGTAATCTCTAAAGAAGTTTCCAACAACAAACTCAGGAGCAAGTGATGTATATAAACTTGAAAGTGTTCCTGTTAAACCCCTCATTACACCAAGGCTCCAGTGCAAGCTGTTATTACCCCAAGAGTCTAATCCTTTAGCAAGCCTTTCATCTCTGATAACAATAAACTTTTGTTTGCCGCCTTCTTTAAATCCTATCTTTGATTCTCTTCCGTCCCATGCGTGAGGTCTTTCATTTCTTTTTACACCTCTTACTTGCCATATTTTTTTATCTGGGAATTTATTAACCAATTCAGAAAGAGACTTATCAACAAAATTTTTCTCCCCGCGAACCACGGCGGACTGTCTTCTTATAACTGCTTGCTCAAGAGGGGGTCCAGACTCTGATGTCCTTCCCTTGGCTTCCAGAACCTCTCTTCCAAAAACACTTATGCCCCCTCCGCCTGTTTTTGGGGAGCTGCCCTCAATAGTTTCAACCGAGAAACCTACTAAGGGTACATAATATTTATATGAGCTGTCCCAGTCTTCTAGGGTTTGTTCGTCTACAAGATCCTGATCTCTATATATATTTAATGTATCTTGTTGATACGCTTCTAACAATTTGAAAGCAGCTAAAAGATCTTTTCCTCTTTGATTGTTTGCTGTTGCCTTCCCTGTTTTTTCATTAAACTTAATTCCAAATTTATCTAAGGTTTCAATTGCCTTGTCTGTCTTTATTCCGGAACCGCTGTCTTGATATTTTGCTAAAACATTTTTTCTTTTTGTGATCTTTCCTTTTAAAACAGTTCTTTTTTTCTTGTCTGTTTCAGCTAAAAGTTCTGCCTCTAGTCCCGGAAGCTCAGCATTATATTTTTCATTGATCTTTGCATTTCTTTCTGGTGCATGAATATTTTTAAGGAATATATTAAAGTCTTCTCTGGATATATTTTTGTCATTTAAAAATTCACTAATTTTTGTTGTAGCCTCTACAGCATTATCCATACCATATTTAACTTTTCCATGATATACATCTGTCTTTCTTATTACAGAAAGTCTTTTCATTTCTTCTGGATCTATAAACTCTGAAAACTTTTTCTCAAACTCTTTAAGCCTATCAAGCTTATCTACAGCTTGTTCTTGAAATGTTGAGAATGCTTGAAACATAACAGACGCATCATTTGCTGTAAGTGTTTCGTATATGTTAAAGTCTGGAGACTCTTCTGGTAAAACCTTTTTAGCTAAGGTTGGTGGCGTTAGGTCTGCTGGTCCTTTGTATTCTGAGTTGATTGATTCATCTCTTGTCCATCCGTATTTTTCTGAGAAGGTTTGATCGACTTCATCAATTCTCTGTTTGAGTTCCCTGACGATATTCTCAACCCTTCCTTGAAGATCGGGTGAGATTCGTCCAATATTTTGAATGTACCCTTCGCCATTTTTGTCTTTACTCCAGTCGTTAGAAAGATATCCTTCGCTGGAAGCAAACTGTCCAGCAACATATTCTTCGTTATTTTCAAATTGTACACTATCTAAAACATTGTTTACAATCTTTTTAAATTTTAAGTTTGGTATGTCAAGGTATGAGAAGTTGATTAACCTCGCCCCATTTGAAGTTCCTATAGGGTTGTAGTCTTTAACTCCTGACTCTTTTTCCATTGCCTCTGCAATCATCTGTGTTTCGTTTTCAGTTAATGGTCTTCCTATATTAATATCCATGCCATTTAACTTACCCTTGGCTATTCCCTTTTGGTAAAAGGGTTTGTGGTAACCAACACCGTCCTGCTTCAAGAGTATTCCAATAGCTGCTGAGTATGCTTTTGCTAAGTTTTCTGCTGCTGGCTCTAGTTTTGCAAATTCAGTTTTTGGGTCTGCCTTGTATATTTTTGTAAGGGCTATCTCTGTTTGTGATCCTGGGCTGACCTTTCCCTCAAAAAATCCTGGTGCTTCAACTATTCCAGGAGATAGTATTCCTAAAGTATTGGCAATAAAATCTGATCCATTTTCATCTTGTAGGGCTTTTGATATTGCAACATGATATTCTTGAAGCTGTTCATATGGAGCATTAAACATCTCTTGCATATGTGCAGATGTTGCTCCTGGGATAGACTCCCAGCTTATTTGACCAAGTGACTTTTCTAGAGCGTTGGCATAATTAAAACCAGCTGCATTTACATCAGTTCCTTCTTGTCTTGCCTTTTGAGATGTCCATATTGCTGCTTGAACCTGCTGTGGCTCCCATCCAAGTTGATTACTTATTTTTTGTATTTCATTCTCTACAAAAGAATATTGAGCGTCTGTTGGTGCGTCCGTATCAAAACCGAAAGCTCTAACCATCCAGACATCAACCGTAACACCTTGAGTTCTGGTTGGATCTATAACTCTCATGATGTTGTTATAGAATTCGTTAGTTTTTCTTCCGCCCCAATCCTTGCCCTGAAAAACATTAATTATTTTTTCGCTCATCTTTTCAGGGAATCTTCCTGTCTTTACTGTTTCTCCGGCGGCATATTGATAGTATGCTTGTAATGCATAATTAAAGTTAGCCTCTACCGGTGTTCCTGGTGAGGTTATAGCAATAACCTGTGCAAGCTTATCTGCATCCTCTTTGTTATTGTTTGTTATATCTAAAAGTGCTTGACCACTTTGTTCATACCAGAATCTTTGAGACACTCCTTCCTTGGCGAGCCCTCTCATTTTTCTTCTGAGAGCACCAACTTTTTGTTTGGAGTCCATTCCCTCTGGAGCTCCCACAACCTGACCGGTTGTTCCTACCTGTCTTAAATCTGGTACTTCAGGTCGAACACGGTCCCCGTCTGTAGGCTGGACCTCTCCATCCACTCTACGACTGGTTTCTGGGATGCCATCGCCTGGTTGATCTTGTCCAAGATCTCTGTCTCTGGCTCGAACCTCAACACCTCGCTTGGCACGGGGTGATTGAAAAGCGAGTTGTACTCTCTCAGCTTTCTTTGTAGTTCCGTTAATTGATATTGCATCGTTTAAATCCTCTATTAATTTTAATACTGTCGGAGCCTTCTCTTCAAGCAATGATCTATTAGTATAATATAATTCGTGTAATTGACCAAAGACCTCTGCCTTAATCATTCTTTGTATCGGCGGGGTCATATTATTATTTAAAGAAATCATTTCATTAAACGGATACCTTAATAGATTTCCATCATAATATTTACCCTTTTCACCCTCGTTAAAAATTTTGATTGCCTCTTGCATAACCTGACCGCCAGTACCATCTTCAATATCAAGGGTGTTATTTGCCTCATTATATTTAAATGTTGGTAAATCAAATAATGGTGAATCAGACGTTACTGGTTGTAATATATTTGCATCAATACTTGGGTTTCTTCCTATAGTAAAATCAATATGGTGTCCCATTTCGTGTGCCATTGTTGATCTTAAATTTAATTTAGAACCTAGGTTATTTTGAAAGTTTAAGTTAGCTATACCAGATATAGGAGAAAAAGATATTCCCTTCAGGGTTGGCATATAAACACCATAAGATGTTTCATAGGTTTTATATCTATTATCTCTTACATGTGCTCCTATAAAGTCTAGATCAGAAAATATATCAATTGGCATTCCTGCTTTGCTTAAATCAATAATACTTTTAGATGCGTTTGTTGCCTCCTCTGTATTAAGATCTCTAAATCTATAATATTTTTCTTCTCCGTTTGGCTCTAGTAAAAACTTTTCTTCAAATGTTCTGCTGTCAACTATTAGGCTTTTTGTTAAATCTATCTCTTTTGCGTCATAGGAGTCATTTTTAATTAAATCTATATTTAGGGTTGGGCTTGAGGGTAAATCTAATTCAAGAATGTTTGTAGCATTATTAACTCTTTCAGTTATTATAGGAGAAAGATCTAAATCTATTTCAGATGTTTTTGATCCTGCAACTTTTTTCTCTACTCCAGAATTTAATGGATCTACAAAATTAAAACCAGGCTCCCTAACTGGGGGAAATTTTAATTCCAAGGTTTCCGCATAATCATCTGGCTGTGAAACACGACCTTCTTCTCCAACCACTAGGGGTTTTCTGTAATCAATGAACGGCTGATTAAAATACTCTAACGCAATAATCTCATCCGCTGTCCAGCCTTTTCCATCAGTGTTAGGGTCTAATAATTTTCTAGAGAAACTATCTATTGCATTGTAATTAAGTTGTAGATTATTTACATTATTATTAAAATCTTCAATAAATAACTCTAGTTCTGGATTGTCTTTCTGGTTTCTTATAAATGTCTTAACATCTTCACTGTAAACAACTCCACCTGTAGTTCTAAATGCTGATATGGATCCAGAGGCTACTATAGACGCTAGAGTTGTGTGTCCAGCAATATCTACTAAAACTTCACTTACAGATCTTCCCTCATACAAAGGATTGTTTGTATTATCAAAAGCGGTCTTGAGCTCTGAATCTAGATCAAACCAAACCGAGTTAAGTTCTTGTAAAACAGAATTAACATTTTCCATACCAACATCAATTCCAACAGTTGCAAGATCTCTTTTAAAAATATCTTTTATAGTGCCTCTTGATCCTGGAGATAAAAATCTCATTACAGGAACAGCCTCTGTACCAACTTCAAGCAAACTGTTTATACTAGCGTAGCCAAGGGCTGATTCATGAGGAAGACCTTGCTGTCTTGCTTCTGAATATGATGCCGCACCAGTCATCAATCCAAAATATGTAAGAGTTCCTCCAGTAACTGCTGGAAAAGCAGCACCTCCACTGGCATAATTTACTGCCATTCCGGTGCCTATTATTGCTAAGCTCTCTACTCCGCTAGAGATAGAGCTTCCGTATGGACCTATGTTGTTATCAGCTCTTTTTTTAGCTATGGCTTTGTCAATTTTTTTAAATTCTTTCAAGCCTTCTTCTTGTGCCTTAGCAAGGGTATCATCAACTTCTTTTCTATATGACTCATCGTTGTTGTAATCTTCTTTTGCTTTTAACTGCAATTTCATATTATAAAGATCTGAAAAACCAGAAGTTCCATATGGACTAGAAATACCAACAGGTCTTATACCTTTTAAGATGTCGTCCATTTCTTCTGCTGAACCAAGTTTGAAAGCAGAAAATATTTTTTGTGCGTTTTCTTTAAATGCTGTAGCTTTAATTATATCTAAGCCATAGCTTATGTTTTCTATTGGTGAATCCGGATATCTTTCTTCTGCCTCGGCTGCCGCCCCAACGAAGGGTTTTATAAAAACATCACCAAAAAAATTTCCAACTTTCCCAATTGGTGTGTCTGCAAAGTCTTCTGGTTTGGGTCCTGTGTTTGCATATGGATCTATACGCTTACCTTTTAATGGATCATTAAAATCAAACTGACCGTAGTTTTCTTCGACACCTTCTCCCAAAGAAGGTTCTGGAAATTCCTCCTCTTCTTTTTCTAACTCCTCTGCTGAAAGTCTTAAGGGATCTGTAAAGTCAAAAGGATTTGCCACACTCTATTTACCTTGTAATGCTATTTTATTAATATAATCTGACATAAACGCCATATATTCCATATCTGTAGAGTCTTCAAGCTTTTTACCGGGATAAACCCTTTCATAATAACTTTCTGCTGCTTTTTTATAGTCTTGATATTTGGCACCAAGAGTTTCCTCAAGAGTAACATCAACATAATTTTTAGATTTATCAAAAGAAATATTTATAATACCGCCAAAGTTATAGGTAGCTTTTTGCCCTGGAAGCAGATTGTCAAAGGTTTTAAAGTTTTGATATACATTTTCAATTTCTGCTGTCAATGTTTCAGAATTTGCATAAGTGTCTACAAAGTCTTCTTGTATTAACCCTGAGCTTGATCCTTCTTTATATTCATATAGATCATCACCAAACTCATCGGTTGTTTTTACAATATGTTTGCTTGAAAGGGTTCCGGGAAGGTTTGAATATAAGCTTTCAAGAAAAGCACTTTCTGAACCATCAAAGCTTTCTTCTTGGGCAGCGTTTGCTGTTTTAAATATAGTCCCAAGTCTTGCAAGTGATTTGTCTTTTTGTTCAAAATAAATATCTGACTTTGCTTTTTTTTCAGCAGGGCTTCCTTGAAAATTTAAATACCCTTTTGATGCTTTCATAAAAACCTCAAAGGTCTGACGATCATTAATCATATGCATTGCAAAATCTTTTTCAGCAGAAATTTTATCAACTATATCTGCAACAGAAACTACTTTTGCATCTGTTCCTTCTTGATCTTCTTTTATAACTTTTGCAAATTCAGTTTTATCTGGAGCATAACTAAAAACATTCTGTTCTTGATCTTCTCCATCAAACAAAACAGAATAATTTACCCCAACAAGCATGTTTGCAGAGTTTTTTATTGCATTAAAATCACCAGAAAGTTTTGCACCCTTTATTATTCCTTTTTTTCCATCTTTTGCTATAAACTGCTTTCCATTAAAGACCTCTAAACTATCTTTATATATGGTTGATAGTTCTTCTGTATTTTCTGCTGCTATTCCTTCAAAATTACCCTGCTCTAACTTGCTAGATATTTTTTCCCAACTTTGCCAGTATTCATCTTTAGTAAATTTTGTCCAATCCATAAATGGTCTAACTTGAGTCAGAGCTTCTTCAACCCTGTGAGCTCTTACGTTTTGTGGGATGCTCTGATCGCCAGCCATTTGATATGAATTTATTAAATTCGTCATTGCTCTTTTTTGATTGTCATCTTCTAGGTTATTTAATGCAATTTCTAAATTTGCCTCTCCTTCTTTTAATTTATTTCTGTTTTGATCTAATATTAGTTCGGCTTGTTCTTTTCTTTGATCGGCTGTGTCTTTGTATTCTTGGAGCAATAAACCTTCTTTTTTTGCTCTGCTTGTTTTAAATTCTGTGTCTGCCTTTATACCCTCTATTCTTACTTCTCTTGTTGTTTCAGACTCGTCTATAGTGGCTTGATATGACTGTTGTCTTAGTTCTTCGGTTTTTAGTTTTTGCTCGTTTAATAATTTTTTTTCTTCAAGCTCTGCAAACGCATTAAAATACGAGAGACCCGCACCGAAACCTTTTCCAAATTCATTTGCCATATTTAATCAAATAACTTCTTAAGAAGATATCCTCCACCAATAATTAATGCTACCCAGGGCAATGCTGCTGCTGCACCTGCTGCTGCTGCTCCTGCTGCTCCACCTGCTGCTCCACCTGCTGCTGCTCCACCTGCTGCTCCACCTGCTGCTGCTCCTGCACCCCCTGCACCTGTTGCAAGAGTTCCAGATAAAACACCAAAGCCTCCGCCTGCACCAGCTGCTGCACCGCCTTGTGCTGCTGCACCTGCCGCTGCCTTCGTTGCTGCTCTTTTAGCTAATGCTTTTGGTATAAGATTTGCTCCAGCTATGCCTCCAACAGTTCCTATAACATTCATCTGTGCAGCATCTTTTTGTGCTTCTAATTGCATATTTGCAATGTCTTTTTGCGTTTCTAATTGTGCTGCTTTTGTTAGTCCAGCTAAAGCCTGACCCTTTTGGATCCTGCCTACTCCTATTAATCCACCTAATCCACTAGCCACTTAATGTACTCCTTTGCGTCATAGCACTGCCAAGACCGCCAGAAAGTATTTGTTGTCTTCTTTCTCCCGATCTCATTCGTGCAAAATTTCTTGCTGCTACCAAAGCAGATGTTTCTGACCTTTGATAATCTGTCTGTGTGTCTGGTCTAAGTTGTAATCCATAACCAGCCTGTCTTCTTTGTTCTTGTCCTCTAACATTAGCATATTGTCTAGCTACCGCTTCCTGTGCTCTCCCAATTTCTTCTTGTTGTAGTTCTTCAAAACCAGTTGTCATTTGAGCTATAAGATCTTTTTCTACTGGAAAAAATCTATTTAAATAATCTTGAAATTCTGATTCATAAAGATCTGCTAAAGTATCTTGTGCTGATTGATCTCCACTTCTAAAAGGATTTACATAGAGGTTATTTCCTTGATTAAAATATCCCTGTTGACCATATGTAGCATTACCAAAAAGACCCTGAAATCCACCATAAAAATCGTTCATCAACCTTTTCCTTTATTACTATAAAGACCATATCCCAAACCAGCAGCTGTACCAGCCGCACCTAAAACATTTGTGTATTCACCCATGCTTTGTTGTGCTATTGCCTTTGATCTTTGCAGCCCTAAAGAACCAACATCTCCTAAGCCAGCCATTGCTGTTCCAGCCTGCCCTTGACCCATTGCAACAATATTTTGCATGCCTTGGTAATATCTATCCACTTGTCCTGATAACGCTTCTGCTGTTCCTCTGCCCATGCCTTGTGCTTGAGCTTGTTGCATTTCACCCGCCCTTGCCTGGTATTGTCCACTGGTTGGATCGGCTCCAACTGAGAATGCTCTTTGTTGCATTTGTTTTCTTGCAGCCTGAAATTCTGGTTGTTGTAAAGCAGTAACAAAACTTTCAACATTTGAAAAACTAGATTCATTCTTCATAGAAAAAACATCAGACATATATTGATTTTCTAAGGGTACATAATACTGTTGATAAAGATTAAATCTTTGTGCTGCAATTGAAGCTAATGCTTTTTGTGATTTTGTGTCTTCGATTTTTGTTGATCCGCCGCCGCCTGACATTATATTTCTTTCTCCACTATGTATTGTTTTGTTTCATAACCTATATGAGACAAGACATCTGCTAATCCCTTCCAAGGCGTCCAAAATTCTACTTTGTTACATCCTCTTTGTTCAGCCATATGTTCAATATACTCCATGTATTTGCCATTAGCATTTTCTCTTTTATCGTAAGCCACCCAAATTAACAATGATTGTGTGGGCTTAAAAACACTAGGCTTTACTTGTAGAATAATAAAGCTCTCACATGGGTCTTGCTCTATATCTACATAAAGCTCTGCTACCCCATTAACTAGTGCTGAATATATATCTTCTGGTCTCCATTCTGGATTTGCTTCTTTTTTTATTTCCCGCAAACCAGATTCTATATAATCCCAATAAACTCTAACATCTACTTGTGATAGCATTTTACCCATAAGATACCATTAAATTATATAATAATGTAGCATTATATTACTAATTAAGCTGGCTCTGAGGGGAAAACAATATCATCAAAATTTTCGGCTTCAGAATGTGAGCTGGGTAAATCTCTTAAAGATTGTCTATAATTTGCCCACTCTGTTTTTTTTAAATCTGATAAAGGACTGTCAGACATTTGCGTCCAGTCTGAATTTTGCAAAAGAATATTTCTTTGTGATCTTACATCATCCCAAAAATCAACTGACACATTAACTGGGCTACCATCAACAAACTTTATACTTGATGGTGAATAATATCCCTCTACAATGGTTTCATCTGAGCTAACCAAAATATCATCAACGTCACAATCAGAGCTAATTACAGATTCAATAATACCAGTCTCTGTTTTATATATAGTAAAGTGTTTCATTAAGTTGTGTTATCCATTGTAACGTGCAATTGCATGTGAGTATGATTATAACTTCCAGAAAAGTAAACTCTCCAATATACAGTACTCTGCGAGGTTGTCATATTTGTTATCTGTCCTTGATATGTGTAGGTGTATCCACGATATGTACCCGCACTCCAATAAATATTAGCCTCACCTCCTGAGGCAGTTATCCAAGTAGAGTTATTTAAAGAATATTGAACCTTGCCGCCATTAACGTTACCCAATACGGCAGACAAAACTACAGAATAAGAAGCATTGTTTCTAACCTGAGTAATAGTCACAGGCACAAAGGATGCATTAGATCCTGTGTATATAGTGTTTCCGCCACTACCCCTTATGGCTGAACCATATCTTAAAAGCGGTACAAAGGCTCCTGTGTGTGATTTTATGTCTGTACTAACATCATCAAAGTGTTTTACATTAAGTGTATCCACATTAATTCTATCTGAATTAATTAACCCAGCATTTATTTTTGTAGCATTGAGGTCGTTAATCTTAGCGTTTGTAATAGTTGCATCAGCTATCTTGGCATTTGTTATATTGGCATCAGCTATCTTAGCTGAAGTAATTGCAGCATCTGCTATCTTTGCACTGTCTATAGCTGCTGTGCCTATTTTTGCATTTAAGATAGCACCATCAAGAATCTTTACAGAAGATATAGCACCATCATTAATGTCTGCTGTATTTATTAATGCAGTGCTTGCCGATGTTCCTGTTGTTGAATTAAAGGGTCCTGGAGTGTCTTGGGTATTAACAAAGCGTATCCAATAGTACCTTGTCTGATTGGTTCCTACTTGGTGATTAAAAACACTAGCAGTTGTCTGTCCAACAAAAGATCTGTTTGCAAAATTATTAGAGGTTGCAGACCATATTTCAGCATGAGAGAATCCTATAAAATTAGTATTATCCCAGTCTAGTACTATGTTTTGAAATGCTCCAGTAGCACTAAGCCCAGTTGGTACTGGTGGTGTATCTAAAACTTCCTCATCGCCAATAATAACGTTGGTTGAGCTTCCACCAACCACAGACCCTGTTCCACTAATTCTTATGTCACGTTTTACAATACCTTTGTCAATAAGATCTCTAAAAGTTACAGCCGCATCAAGAGGATTTCCTATCTCCCCTTTAAGTCGTGCAATAGACTCATTTACATTAGAGGCAAACCTTTTTCCCTCATGATCAAAAGTTCTAGGTACAACAAAGGTTCCTCTGGCTTTACCCATTAAGTTATCTCCTGAGGACTTTCATATACACATACCTCATTTACTGGGTCTGTTCCTTCTAAAATAATATGAAAGGATTTTGTTTTATATCCTCCAGGTAGTCTAAATATATTGTTACTAGTAACCGTTTGTGTATGCTTTAACACACCATCAGTATAGAGTTTAAAAGTTAAACTGTTATAAGAGTCAGCACTTACTTTTGCAACTCCTGGTGATATAGGTCTATTGGTATAGAACTCTTTTGATTTCCACGTATAAGTTCTCTTACTGTTTGATCTGCCAAACTTTTTAAGAACTCCACCAATAACCAAATATAGCTCATCGTTTTCTCTGTCGTTGTAACCAGCATGTGCATAAAAATCTAAATTGACAAAAGCATTCTTTCCGCCCCTTGGATCAAAGATAAAGCCCTTTTTAGTATTTGCATCTGAACCATCCCAAGTAAATCCAAGATACTTACCCTCATACTCATAACCCTCTACGTTAGAAGGATAGTAATCCTGCCATTGATCTCTGGTAAATATCTGTTGTGTAATAAGCTGTATTCCTGAATTAGAAGCCAAGACTAGACCGTCTGGTGATGAATATATTGCGTACTCTCCCATATCAACAAGAGACCTTTTATTCACACATGGCAAGTTTGCATCTATTTCTACCATAGCCATAGAACTTGGATCTGTTCCTGATGCAATAAAGGGCTTCCCGTTTGTTGTTACTAGCAAGCCAGATGCTATAGATGTTATAGCAACTATGTCTGTTGAGGTTGTTAATTGATTGGCTAATGGATAGGAGTGTGGTAAAAAGGATTCACTAAAAAGCAAAGTGTTACCACTAAACCCTGCTGTTATACCGTTAGGCATGGTAGTGATACCAAGCATAGGTCCATCTGGATGATCTGCTGAGGTATCGTCTGGTGGTGCAAGGTTGTCGGTTGATTCTATTTCTTCCCCAAGTGACGAGTCCAGCAATGCCTCTGTTGTTGAGCCTGCTGATGTTCCAGCAACATCCTTAACAAATCTAAATACACCATTTATATCTGTTCTATATATTCTTCTTTTGGAAATATTATAAGTTCCACTTGTAGCTGCTGGCAGTGATATAGTAACAGTAGCACCGTCAGAAGCGTCTACAATATCTGTAGATGCTACAACACTTGGCGGACCTTCCTCACCAAATGCAGTAATCTCTGTATAAAGATAGGCTCTAGAAGATATGGCAGCACCATCTGCTGCGGTTGCATTGTTAACAGATGGCGGAGAAGTAAATGCTCCAGGGGTTGGTAAACCTAATCTATAAGATGTTACAGGATAGGGACCTGATCCAGTTATGCCATTTGAAGCGTCTACCATCCTTGGAAAACCAGAAGATCCGTTTACTCCTGTAAAGTAAAACCTACTAAATGCATCTTCCTTGATTGGGCTTTTAATAACATTAACATCATCATTGAAAGTAAACCATTCATTATCTGTTGCTTTAAATATTGTTTTAGTTGACGTAGTTATGTGTGATGCTGGGTGTGTAGGACCTGACTCTGATGGATCGTTTACATCTTGAGGTAAAGCCTCTAACCTACCTCTATCTAAAAAAGCATTCTCAGTACTTTGTGCTACATCCTCAGGCAATAACCTAGGTGCAATTTTTTCGTTTAATCCACTAAATGTTGTAAGTTTAAATCCAGCCACGTTAACTCTCTGTTGGTTTGAATACTCCTGCCTTTATTAGTTTTTCTCTATTGTTCATATGCTCTTCTTCTATATCGTCTTTTGACTGACCATGATAAGCAACGGCTAAGTTTCTCTTTATCATTTCAATATTTAAGTCTAAATCATCAGCAAGGATAGTTCCTAAAACTCTACCAAACTTACCTTTCTTATCCAGCCTTGTTTGTACCTTTACGAGGCTAGCACTTTCAATCTTTTCTTTTAAAAAACTTGAAGCTAATTTGCCTCTAGCTTTTTCATCAAGATCTCTAGTTCTTGACTCTGGGGTATCTACTCCATAAAGTCTAATTCTAGACTTGAAATTTATATCAAAACCTAAGTGAATCTCAGCATCAATAGTGTCACCATCAACTATTCTAGTAACAGTGCATTTATATTCATACATTTTTTATTTTTTCTTTCTTTTCTTTATAGTTTTATAAGCTTCATTTTTAACAGTCTTTGGATCGTCTGCGACATAACGCCCTTTCTTATCCCTAGCTCTAACTACCTCAGACTCAACCAAGCCTAGTTTAGCTAACATATTACCAAACCAGCTCACCTGCCATCCTCTTTAGATTGTGAAGCTCCAAAATAAAAAGATATCACAGCACTAGCCAAACCACCTAAATATCCTAAAACTAAATTAATTAAAGCTTCGCTGTTTTGCTCTGGGGGCTGGAGTGTTACCAAGAATATATATGTCATAAACCCAGTTAGAGTCATGATTCCCATTATTCTTGTTGTCCAATCTTTGCTAAAGCTTTTTCTAGCATCTCGTTTGTCATCAGTTTCTAATTTAAATATATCAACATCTAATTGTTTCATCTGTTGCTCAAACTCCTGCTCTGCTTTTTTGAGCTGTAGCATTTGTTCTGGTGTTGCTTCAGCTATTGCCCTTTCTATAGACTTTGTATTGTTTGGTACGCCTAATGTTTCGGCTATAAGGTTTGCTGCCATACCGCCCATTGGACCTCCTAGAGCCGTACCAAGAGTTGGGGCTACTGCTCCAACTACATTTTTTAATAAATTCTTTAATGCCATAATTGTCCTTATATTGTATAAATAACTAAAGGTTTTTCTTTTCCTTTAACTTTTATTGGTTTAAGTAATTTTAACCCAATTTGCGACTTATTTGCAGTTGATTCACCAATCAATATATCTACTCCTGCTTCCTTGGTAGCTGATTCAAGTCTTGCTGCAACATTAACAGAATCTCCAATAGCAGAATAATCAAACCTAGTATCGCTACCCATATTACCTATTACCGCATTGCCACTATTAATTCCACACCCAATCGCTATGGGTTCTGGTAGATCTTTTTGTAATTGTTGAATAGCTGTACGCATATCTCTTGCACAGGCTATAGCTCTGTCCTCATGACAGTCTAAATCCAATGGTGCATTAAATATTGCCATACAGGCATCACCGATAAATTTATCTACCATGCCTCCATGTGCCTGAATACATTTAACCTGAACAGTTAAAACTTTATTCATAATATCTGTAACTTCTTCTGGTGTAAGTTTTTCTGATAAATTTGTAAAGCCTCTTACATCTGTGAATAAAAATGTGCAGTTTCTTTTTTCTCCCCCGAGTTGCAAGAGGTCAGGATTGTTTTGTAATTGCTTAACCTGCCTTGGATCAAGATAGTGTTCAAATTGTTTTTTGATCTGTTGACGTAATTTATATTGTTTTTTAAAGTTAATATAGTATGCAACTGTAGAAGTTATGACTTGAGAGATAAAAGTCCATGAAAAATCTAACAAAATGCCTTTCTGAACGCTAAAAACTCCTGAGAAGCCCGTGGCGAAGAGTAAAATTATTACGATACTTAGACCCTTACCTATACCAAGATAATTGATTGTGAGCCACGTCAGCGACACAAAAATTCCTAAAATTAAAATTTCGGCTGCTAAATGCCAGTCTGGAATATATGGAGAGTTTTCTATTAAGATTGACTCAGATAATGCTGCTTGAATTTTGTGTGGCTCTAGTAATCCAACTGGAGTTGCAATCTGTGGCATGATTCCATTAGCGGTTATCCCAACAAAAACAAATTTACCCTGCACATTCATTTCTTGTAAATTGGTTTGTGGTGTATCTACCCAGCTGATCCATTTACGACCTAAACTGTCTGTCTTAACTGGTGGTAATCCTTTGACCCGTATCTCCTCTATACCAAGATCATTTGTTTTTATAATATAAGTATCAGCACCAACCAATGCTTTCAATACCTCTGTGCCAAATGCGGGGACATACCCATCTGGTGTTTTTAATAATAAAGGGATTCTACGAACCAGGTTGTCAATATCGGTAGGTGCAGTTGCAATACCCTGTTGTACATAATTTCTAAGGTTGATAGTATTTTGAACTACACCTTCAGATAACATACCACCTTTTTCTTCTCCCAGGATCACAGTACCAACTGTTTTTGGGTATATTTGATTTGGGGCTTCAAACATTGCCAATATTGATGTACCTTGTTGTAAAGACTCTGCAAATTTTTTATCTCCCCCGAGTCGATCAGGGTGAGGAAAAGATATAACCCAACCAACACCAAGAGCACCATTACTTAATATTTCATTATTTATTTCTGCAAGTCTCTGTCTGGGTAAAGGATAACCCCCCTCCTGATCTATAAAATTTTCATCTATGTTTAGTATTGTGAAGTACCCAGAAGGCTGTTGCTTTGGTACTAAATAATCAAATACTTTTAACTTTAATATTTCTGTGGGCGGACTTTGAAATACCAGGGGTGTTGCTAATATAGCTAATAATAAAACAAATATTCTCATTAGTTGCTTTGGGTAATCTTTATAGTACTACCCTCTCCTCCATTGATTGATACCACTCTAGATACTCCATCCTGAATAAAAATAACTGTATAACCTGTATCAGAATCAACATCCACTCTTGCAGTATTGTTTACGCTTCTTATTATAGTTAGCTTTTCTCCTGTCATATAAGTTGTGATTTGAGTCTCTAGATCTTGACCAAGCCTGGTTCCAACAATGTTTAATGTGGTTGCATCTTGTGCTAGCTGATCTTCCTCTTGAATCACTTCAAGTTCGTCTAATATATCCAACAGATCCTCAAGAAAGTTTACGTCCAACCAATTGTAATCTAGCTCACTAAATTCAAGACTATCACCGTCTAAGTAATCTTTGTCTAGCTCTTCAAACTCTAGATAATCTACATCCAATATGTTGTTTGATCCCTTTGCTGTTGTCTCTTCTATTAGCTGTATATTTTGTTTTGGTGGGTTAACAATAAGCATGTTATCTATAACATCTAAGGTTAAGTCTAAAATGACTGGCTTGGTTGGTGGTTTCTCAAATACATCTACGGTTGTAGCCTGATATGGTTTGTTAAGTGTAACTGTACCCATAGCTGTAGTTACTAATATTTCACCGCTAGATAAACCATTGATATCAGGTAATAGTATTAATAAACTACGTCCAGTTTCATCTACAGTTACGGTAAAGTCAGTACCTCTTATAGCTATATTAGCTGTAGGTGTCTTAAGATCTATATTGTTTTTATCTATCTTATTAAGACTTCCTGTAATAAACCTAGCTGTACCAAGACCAAAGGTAATAGCCATTTTAGATTTGCTAGGGTTTGGATCAAAGACGTATTCGTCAATGGTAAGCTGTGAGTGTTCAGTTAGTTTAACTTTAGAATCATCTAAGAACGTAATAGCCATACGACCATTAGTAGTTATAGCTTCATCATTTTGTTGGATATTAAAGGCTAGTTTAGCACTGTACGACTGATCTCTTACTACTTGTGCAGATCCGTTTAGCTCAGATATATTTCCGACATCAACAGCTGGTTGTTGTTCCGCTATCGTTTTGAATGATACAGATATTAGAATTAGAAGCAGAGCTAGTAATTGATATCCAGTCTCTAGCCAGTGTTGACTGTTGTTTAATATTGAATGTGTTTGAGCTGCCATCTAGATCCAAATAAAAGTAACCAGCGTCTGAAGATGTTGATCCTCCATAGCCATTACCAAGAAAGTTAATTGTGTTACTGCTTCCGTTAACATCTACATAGTTTGTAGCATTCTCGTAGTCAATGTCAAAATCAAATGCGTTGGAATCTCCAGAGATAATCCAGTCTAGGTCGAGATAAGAAACATCATCATCCTCACCTGCTTTTAAATCAAATGTATTACTACTACCAGTAACGTCTATGTTCATGTTTACATAATCAGCAGTGATTAATCCTGTACTGTTTAATAATAAATCAAATACATTAGAGTCACCATCAAACTCAAAGAAACCTGTAAAATTATCTCCTTCTATAGCATCTGATCTAAATATATTACTACTACCTATTTGATTAATATCAAGAGTCATTGAAACTCCGTCTAGATCTAAAGCAGTCATGGTTCCAGATGTTGCTTGGGTACCACCGATTAAGTTAGATGATCCTAACTGTTCTAAATCAATAGATGCTGAATTTCCGCTTTGATCGACATGAACTTCATTGTCCGCTAATACAGATACGCTAAATAACAAACCAATTAAAAATTTATTCTTCATTTATACTCCAGTAACTTTTTGTTGCTCCTTGTTTAACTGTTTCCAAGACTGCGGTTTCGATTGCTGTTTGTAATGCTATGTCTATAGATTCGTTTCTAACTAAACCGTTTTCTATTTCTACTAGCTCTGTTTGATTGGCTACAAAACGAAATACATCATTGTCTAACGATGCACTTAATATTGTTTTGGTAACTAACACTTCAAGCAATACTTTACCCGTAGTTACGGAAACAGTGCGAAGAGATATGGTGACTGTGTCTTGTTTATACTGCCTAGACATTCCTATGCCCAAGTATCTAGCACCAGCCCCTCCACTTTTAATGTTACTTTCGTAAGATATCACACCACCCTGCATAATCAAGCCAGCAAACATTAGGGGTGGTAACTTCTTTTCCTCGTCAAAATCCTGTCTTGTGCTTCTTATAATCTGTCGTTCTTTAGTAACATTATCTAAACCAACACGTTCTACTACTTCAAAGAAACCATTGTTATTACTACCAGCATGCTTTAACGCTCTAATTAAGTAAGCATCTGGAGCTTGTGTTACCGCAGATGAAAAGGTTGCGTATGTACTATTACTTCTACGTTGACCAGTTTGGTCTGTAAATGATCCAGCATAAATTGCTACCACTGGTTTTTTGTTGCTTGCTATCTTTATATTAGCCAAGTCAGGCACCAATAAAGATCCAATCTTTGCTGGTTCTGATTCTTGTATTGGTGGTAAATTGTTTTCTATTGGGTCGAACAGTAATGCACAACTAGAAAGAAAAGTCACCAAGAGGAAGTTGTATAATAGTTTCTGAACCATCGCTTGCAATTATTGTTAGTGTAATCATACCATCTTCGATAGTATAACTAATTGTGTTTCCTTCTAAATTAAATGTACCCTCTGTTGACTGCGTTTCTCCAAACATATTTTCTACTATCTGCCTGGATATTTGTGCATATATTCTTGACTCTAAGTTACGAATAAATCTAGCCAAGGTTGTGTTTTCTTTATCTCTCTCGAGTTGCTCCTGGATGGCTTTCAGCTCTTCCTTAACAGTTAATTTTCTTTGATACTCCTGTGAATCAATGGTCAAATAATGTGCGGATGTTCCAATACCAGAGAACGAAGGTGACTTAAATTTATGCACCATTTCATCTGCTTTTACATTCTGCACAAAAATACCTACAAATAAAATTATTCCTATAAAAGATATAATCTTGATTATTAAATCTTTTTCTTTGGCTTTCTTAATCTCTTCTTTGGTCATCTCTATCCGCCTTAGCAATTTTGTTGCTATCTATTAATTGGGGGACACCAAGAATAGTCTTAATAAGAGTATCTTGTCGTATAATCTCATTGTCTAAACTTCGAACCCTATCGATTAATGCTACCAAAATACCATGCTGAGAATCAAGTTTAGTTCCAAGTCTATCTTCCATAGCAGAAATAGATGCATTGACTTTTTCATCAACAGTATCGATTTTAGTTTCCATACCATCGATAATACGCATGATGAGCTTCCAAACAAAAAAGCCAAGACCCAAAGACGCAGCTATAGGAAAGCCTAACTCTGTAATTAAACTTACCGCCTGGTCCACAGGTTAACTATTTGTTAATTTTAGATTTTAGCCAATCAATCCACTCAGGCTTTTTCTTATTAATTATAAATAAAGCTATACCAGCAATAATAATTATTTGAACTAAGACTTCCATATTAACCTCCTATAGTTTTTGTTTCAGTGGTAGGTGTTATCTCTTCAGCTATTTTAGAGTCTAAAGCAGACTTTAAGTTTGCTACTTCCTCTTCACCCATAATGCCCTCAACCCAACCAGTAACTGTTGCATTTGTTAAGTCTGCAAAGGGTATAAAGTCTGAACCAATATCATCAAGTGATAAAGACTGAGTGCCATAAACACTAGCTGTATATGGTACTTGAACACCATCTACTTCGTGTGTCTCGCTGCTCTCAGCGTTTAATCTCCAATGCACATTGTAGACTGTGTCACTGTGTTCTTCGTATGTGGGATAAACGTCTACTGTTTTGCAATTCCACTCATATGTATTACTCATATTATTCTCCTAGTTATTGAACTAATTTTAATTTTTTAATGTTAAATTTTTTTAAATATTTTATTGCTGAATATAATACATCTATATCTTCATGTGCATAACCAATAACAGCATTACAAGGCGTGCATAATAAACCTCTAACCTCGCCTGTTTCGTGATTATGGTCTACACAAAGATTTTTTTTTAAATCATCATTATGAATTCCACAAATCATGCATTTGTCTTCACAATCAACAAACATTTGATTATATTCTTCAATTTCTAAATTATATCTTGTTTTCATTCTCCAAGCATGTTTTGTTTTTTTTGCTTTTTCAGTAGAATTCATTTTAACAGTACATTCCTTGCAATAACTTCTGTAAAGATGTGCTTGTTTGCCTCCCACTTTGTAAAAGTCTTTTAAACTTTTATTTTTTTTACATTTGTTGCAAGTTTTGTTTTGAAACAATTACTATTCTCCTTTTAAGTTAGCAATTTCTTCTTTAAGTTCTATTGTTTGTTGTTCTAATTCCTGAACAGCTTTAACAAGATGTGTTACAAGTTTACTGTAATCCATTTGATAATGCTCATCTTCAGAACCTGTTACTGCATTTGGTACTAACTCTTTAACTTCTTGAGCTATAAGACCTTCGTCTGCTTTACCATCTGCTTTCCAATTATACGCTACTGGGTTTAGTTTGGTAATTACTTCTAAACCACGAGCTTCGCCTGTAACGTCTTTTAATCTTGCATCTGATGATGTGTTGTAGCTAACGCCTGTAGTACCGTTTTGAGTTATAGACCCAATGATTCCCGCGTTATATGTAAATAAAGCATAGCTGTTTCCGCTAGTAGAGTCGACTGGGTGTGTTACAGCAACATAAGAAGCTCCAGCAGGATTAACTGTAACTCCAGACTGAGAAGCGTATCCAGCCGTAGTAGTACCCACCAACAGATTGCCCGATGTATCGAAACGTCCAGCCTCGCTTCCGTCAACTTCAAAGCCTATATAAGAACCTGCGGTTTCATTGTTGTAATCTGCTTTTAAAACTAATGCACCATAACCTGAACTAGCTGTTATTTGGCTATCTGCGCCTGTATCTGAGTCTGTAAATCTTATATTAGGAGTAGTGCCATTTATATAAACTTGGTTTGCAAGGTGAAGGTTTGTAAATCTTGCACTAGCACCGCCTAACTCATAAGTATCATCTGCAAGACTTGCACCTGTTGATGGTCTTATACCAGCACTTTGAAATCTTAAATTGGATGATGATTCTCTACCAATATAAAAATCAGTTCCTGTAACACCAATAGAGCCAATATTTTCACCATCTTGTCTAAAAGTTAAAATGCTTCCATCACTACTTAGTCTGTTAAGTATCATTACCTCATTGCCTGAACGAACATGAGACACAAAACCACTAGGGCTTAAACGATGTCCTGCTGTAGTATTATCAGCACTTGTTTTTCCTGCTAATAACTCGCCCGAGGAATCCAGTCTCATGCGTTCTAAATCTGAGCCACCTGTAGTATCTGTATGGAATTTTAAATAACCACCACCGCCACTTTGATAACCACCTACTATCCTTGCTCTTGTGCTATCAGCAACAAATTCTATTTCACCTGTACTATTAGAGCCACCTCCTCCAGTTTTAAGATGTCCTGAAAGGTAAAGGTCTTTAAATCTTCTGTTGCCATTTCCTAAGTCTATAACACCGTTAGAAGCACCACCACTTGTGTTACCCATAGGGATAACACTCGCATTTAAAAACCCTAAATTACCAGTTCCCAGACCAATACCTAAAATACCTGCACCAGTACCAATACTTCCAACTGTTGAGCCATCTTTGCGGAATTCTGTGATAGTTCCGTCACTCGTTTGGCGATTAAAATATGCAGTTGCTTGTCCACTTGCTGCTGCAACTAAATACCCCTGCCCACCATTAAATGCTACTCCTTGTGTTGATGATGCTCCCAAAAGAGTGTTTGGAGCTGTAGTAGTACCCACCAACAAGTTGCCTGATGCATCGAATCTTCCAGCCTCTCCTGAACCAAAAGTAGAATTATTTACACAGAAAATAATACCTTTAGTAATACCACCTTGAACAACAGCAGAATTATTTGAACTGTCATAACCAAACTTTGACCTAGCACCTGCTATTGCGATGTTAAAGTCTGCATCTGAATCGCCAATTTGTAGGTTGCCATCGTCAATAGTAGTTGCTCCTGCAATACCAACTTTTCCAAATGAATTTATTGTTATGGCTTCAACACCAGCATTTGACCTAGTTACCTGAAACTTTAACCCTGATGACCTTAATGCTGTTGTACTGTAATCAGCATCTCTGTAAGAAATTATAGCTGGTGCTGATGCGTTAGAACTTAGTGAGCCATTAGCCAAAATTATTGAAGCTGTAGGTGTTGTAGAAGCTGTTTGACCTGCTGCTTTTACAAGTATTGATGGGCTAGATGCATCATCTTCTATAATAGCTGAACTTGAAAGGTAGAGGTCTTTGAATCTAACTCCTGAATAACCCAAATCAACTGCTGCATCCCTACCTGAATCATTAGATGTATTCCAAGCATAAATAGAATCACCGCCATCCCAAAACTGTAATCCAACATCACCAGTACCTATGTTTAAATCACCACTTTTAGTACCAATCGAGCCGACTGTTGCACCGTCTTTACTGAATAAAACAACATCACCATCAGCTGTTGTTCTGTTAACAGCTAATCCATATTGATTACCGCCTGTGATAAACACTTGACCATCGGGTGCAAGTTGTGTTCCTGCTGTGTTGTAAACTGCACTAGTCTTCCCAACTAATAGATTCCCCGATGAATCCAGTCTCATGCGTTCTGTGCCGTTAACCCTAAAATCCATTCTATTGTTACTAGCTAAATATATCCCAGCATTATTAAGATTAGTGTCATAAATCGCAACACCACTGGTATCACTATATAAATAACCTGAATGTCTAGTACCTTGTTTCCAAGTTATAGAAGCTCCTGATGTATCATCACCGAGAACATCTAATTTAGCACTTGG